AAAAACAGTTCCGGCACGCTCACAACATGGCCATCGAACCAGTACGATGTAAAAGTAACATCCGGTGGCGCAACCGTCATGCCCAAAGTAAATTACAGTTACCCTTCGGATGTGCAAATCAGGCCGGACGCTGTGACAATCACGTACACAGCTGGATATGGCACAAGTTCGATTAACATACCTGACACCGTGCGACTTGGTATCCTTTCCCGCATTGGCAGAGCATACACGAACAGAGAGGACAGCCGCGAAACAGAGTTTAGTATGTCAGATGTTTTGCTTCAACCGCTTAGGCGCTGGATATAATTTGAACCAATGGCGAAGCAGACACAAATAGGGGAGCGTAGGCACAGAATCATGTTTGAGCAGCCTACAACATCAAGGGGAGCATCCGGACAGGAGTTGTTAACCTGGACGCGATATACTGAAGTGTGGGCAAAGGTCACATACAAGATGGGAGGCAATGCAGATGAGATGATGGCAGACAGGCCCACGACACAAACAGCCGTTACATTTGATATTGCATATCGTGACGGACTAAACGAGAAAATGAGGATCAACTTTGAAGGCGATCTGTTTGACATAATGTACATCCAAAAGCCTGACTTCAGGCAATCGCTGTTAATCACAGCACAAAGGCACGACTGATGAAGGTAGGTCAATACGTTTACGCCAAATTAAGCGCAACAGCAGCCGTCACGGCGCTTGTTGGCACTCGTATTTATCCTGTCTTCATTCCAGAAGATGCCACATATCCGGCGATTGTATTCACGGTGTCCAATGCACCGACAGACAATCAAAAGGACAGGAAGAGCGACCACGACACAGCGACCGTGACCTTTACATATTGGGCTGAAGCGAAGCAGGGCTTAAACGCATACGGAGCGCTGGATAATGTAGATGTGGCAGTCAGGGATGCCCTTGATTTCGTTACAGGCACAGCCGGAGGCGTAACGGTGGAGGGCTGCAAATACATTTCATCAACTGATGGCATGGATGAGGATGTCCTGTTTGTTTCACGCACATCTGTTTATCAGTTTACAACTGCTAACTAATGGATGCGAGGCTACAGCAAGAAATAAACGTACTCGGTGGCAAACTTCGCAGGATGTCAAAGGATGTGCAGCGTGACGCGAAGAACGACATAAAAGAGGCAGGCGGCTTGTTGGTTTCAGCGCTAAAAGGCCGCGTTCCGGTGGGATCGAAGCCGCACAGCAGGTACAAGCGAATCAAGAAGAAAGGCAAGCGGATGCCTAAAGGATTCGGCGTTAAACTTGCAACTTACCGACCTGGCAACCTTCGAAAAGCATATCGGATACTCAACTTCAGAAGAATGAAATCCGGCGTTATTATCGGGCCATTATTGGGGGGCAGAACAGTTGACGGATACTATGTTCACATGGTAAACAATAACGTCAAGATGAGTAACGGAAAGGTACGCACCGGACAGAAATTCGTGGAGGATGCAATAGCTGCAGCCGGAGATGCAACACTTCAAAATATTGTAACCTTGCTTTCAAGGCGCATTAATTCAGAAGCCGACAAGAAAGACATCAAATAAAAAGACAACACCATGAAAATACAACTTTTAAAGGATTATGAAAAGTGGGGAGCAGGTACGGTGCTGGATGTTGCGCCGAGTGACGCACAGCCGCTCCTGACAAGCGGAACAGCAAAACAAGTGCCGGATGACACGCGGGCGCGCAAATATCCGTTAGGGGCGCAGATCGAAAACCTGTGTGTCCCACTTGCAGAAAACATGACGATTACAGCCACACCGCAATTTATCGCGTCTATTGAGGCTGATTTGAATACAAACGACACAACGCCAAAGCAACAGGCGCGGCGCATCTTCAACAACAAAAACAACGACTAAACTATGGCTACAGTACTTGCCAAAAACATGAAGCTCTACACAGGAGCAACGCCGGCTGCCTTAACCTGTCAGGTAGATGCTTCCATCTCAATGTCCACCAATATGTTTGAAACGACCTGCAAAGACAGCAGCGCGGTTTCAGAGTTTCTGCCAGGCGCAAAGTCATGGACAGCATCCGTAACCGGAAACGTGGACTTCGCAGCCACCAATGGCGTTGAGGAACTGTTTGACGCATGGAGCGGTCAGACGTCGGTAGCACTTGTTTTCCAGACGGGAACTGTGGGTGAGGAAAAGTACACAGGTAATGCGTACATCTCATCCCTGCAAATCCAGTCCTCTGGTAATGATGAGGCGGTGACATTCTCTGCAGAGTTTCAGGGAACCGGAGCGCTTGCACAGACAACCATTTCATAATAATCCTTTTTATCACATCAATCATCACTAACAATGTCGCAAATCAAGTTAAACGGCAAAATGCACCCTGTCAAATTCGGCATGGGCGCTCTCATTCAATATGAACGCAAAACGGGGCGATCCGCAATAGAGGACTTTCAAACGATGTCCGGCGGAGCGCCCCGATTGTCGGTGGTGGCAGACCTTATCTATGCGGGCATCACGTGCGGTTACAGGCAATTCAAGAAGTTGCCAGACTTCACGGAGGATGACCTTGCGGATTGGCTCGACAACGAATCCATCGCTGAAATGATGCAGATGTTTCAGGAGTCATTCCCACAGCAGGACGCGGGAAACGCGAACAGCCCGGCGAAGCAGACAAAGCAGAAACGGGCGTAAAAATCAACTGGCACGACCTGTTAAGGCAGGCAGCTAAAATAGGAATGGATGAGGAAGAATTTTACCTGTCAACGCCCGCCTATTTCAAGTACCGACAAGAAGCGCATTTTGAGCAGTTTAAAAATGGTTGGGAGCAGACGCGCTTTGTTGCGTACATCATGGCAAAGACGGTAGATTCAAAGAAGCAGATAAAAAAGCCTGCTGATTTATTACCGTTCAGTTGGGATGCCCCGATCAAGTCACACCTGAAAACACGCTCACAGATGAACGACAAAGAGCGTGAAGAGTTTGACCAATTCGACCGCGATGCAGATGAAATCCTGAAAAAAACCAACCCCGAACTTTACGCCCGTTACATGGAGGCTAAACTAAACAAAGATGGCATCTAAAGCAGTAGCACTAAACGTCAGGCTGGGCGTAATTTTCGATGAAAAAACTTTAGCAGCCACCGAGAAAGCACTCCGGCGTTCCGGTGAAAAACTATCCCGCATAGGCTCTGATTTAACGCTATCATTGTCCGCTCCGCTTGGTTTATTCGGTGGCGCTGCCATCAAGGCTGCCGGAGATTTGGAAAGCCTTACCCTTGCTTTACAGTCGCAGTTGGGAAGCGCGGAGAAGGCAGGCGCGGAGTTAGAGAAACTTCAGAAAATTGCAGAGAATCCAGGTTTAGGACTTGAACAGGCGGTCGGCGCTTCCATCCGATTGCAGGGCGTAGGCATTGCAGCCAATGACGCACGGGAGATCATCAAGCAACTCGGTAACGCCATTGCATCCACCGGAGGCACAGCACAGGAGTTTGACAATGTGACGCGGCAATTTACGCAGATGATTTCCAAGGGGCGTGTTCTTCAGGAGGACATCAGCGTCATATCGGAATCCATGCCCAATATTGCCCAACTGATGCAAAAAGCCTTTGGCACGCAATCGGTAGAGGGTATTAGGGATATGGGTATCGGCGCAAAAGAATTTGTTGCCGGCATCACAGCAGCCGCCGCCGAACTTCCACGTGTCAAATCGGGCATCAAGAACAACATTGAGAACGCAATGGATGCTGTGAAGATAGCGCTCGGTAAGGTCGGGCTTGCTATCAATGATGCGTTTGATATTAAGGGCGGGCTTGAGAAATTCGCAAAGTTCATCACGGACGCAGCCGCCGCGTTTGATAGTCTCAATTCAACAACCAAAACAGCCATTGCGTACTTCGGCGCATTCCTGATAGCAATCGGGCCAATAGCCAAAGTATTAAGTTCTATCCAGTTGGTTTCTTCTTTGGTGGTGTCAGGATGGGGTAGCCTGGTAAAAGGCATGGGTGCGCTTGTGACGTGGGCCGGACAAGTCAGAACGGCGTTCCTTGCACTTAGCCTGTCAATGCAGGCATTTATCGGCATAGGTATCATTGTAGCCGTCACAGCACTTGCAAACGAGTTCGGACTATTTAACCGCCAACTGACATCAGCGGAAAAGTCCATGCAGATGGTGAACGACCTGACAGCACAAGCGAAGGCAGAAACAGCCGGAGAGCGCGCACAGGTTGAATCCCTTATCAAGATACTCACAGATGAGAACACGAAGCGAGAGGACAAAATAGAGGCGCTGAATGAACTAAAGTCAATCAATCCTCAATATTTTGGACAGCTTACGGTTGAAACAGCAACAGTTGACAAGTTAAAAACGGCTTATGAAGGATATGCTGATAGCATCCTGAAGGCGGCACGTGCAAAAGGCGCATCTGATAAACTTGTTGAACTTGACAAGCAAAGAGAGGAGCAATTAAAAGCGGTTGAGTCTGCTCAAAAATCAGTCGCAGCGGCTATTGAAACAGAAAGAAAAGGAGGCTTTTACGCCACTTCAGGCATTAAAGCAGTTGCCGAAGAAAATCTTAAAAGCGCTCAACAATCGCTTGATGCAATTAATAAGCAGGTTGACGCACTTAAAGAGTTGGTTAACGCAAATGAGAAGGAGCGCATATCTGCACAGGCGGCAACATCAGCGGAGGTAGCAGCAGCAGATGCAGTAAAAGCCGCAAACGAAAAGCGGAAACAGGCATCAGAAGCGGCCATTGCAGCGGCAAACCGACTGAAAGATGTTTACAAAGAAGTCCAGGCAGATATTCAGGCTGAAAAGGACTATCAGAATGCACTTGGTGCGGAGGATATTGTACAGCAGGCAGAGACGATTGAGAAAGGACTGAAACGCCTGATTGATGCCGGATTCAGCCCCACATCAGCAGAGGTTGAAAACCTTAAGGAGCAACTGAAAGGGCTGTATAGTGAATTTGGCACAATACCGACCATCCCGACACTACCAACGCCAACGGGCGTACAAAGTGAAGGTGCGGGAATACTGCCTGTTATATCGCAGGTTGACACAAAGCCGCTGGATGATTACTACACGCGCATTTCAGAGATTACTCAAGGGCTGACTGAAGGCACGCTGAAGTTCGGAGAGGCATTCACAACCACCGCTGAACTGATTTCAGAGCAGGGAACGATGATTGAAAATACTGTGCTTGGTATTGCCAATGCGATGGCGCAAAGCGCATCCGAAGGCGCAACATCCATGCGCGAACTCGCACAGGCTGCAATATCAGCCGGACTGAAAATAATACGCTCATACATTCAGCAGGGCGTAGCAAGTGCAGTATCAAAGGCGCTGACATCTGTACCTTTCCCGTTCAATATTGCAGCAGGAGCAGCGGCCGGATCGGTGGCGAGTGTGCTATTTACAAACCTGATTTCAAAGATCGGCGTTAATGGATTTGCACGTGGCACTGCCTTTGCGCCCGGTGGCATGGCGCTTGTTGGCGAGAAAGGCCCGGAGCTTGTTAATATTCCACGCGGATCACAAGTCATATCCAATATGCGCACAAACAGACTGTTAGAAAACATGGGGCAATCGGGCGGCGTTATGCAGGGAGAGTTCACAGTCAGGGGTACAGACCTTGTACTTGTGCTTGAGCGCGCACAAAGCAAACAAGGACGTGCATTTTAACAGCTTCATTTAATCAGACAAAAACAGAAACATGGCATTAAGAATCTACGGCATAGGCAAAGCACCGGATGGCACGCAGTACAACGCGGCCATTTATGATACCGATTGGGTGAGTTCGGATTCTGCTTTTCAAATTGCAAAAGGCGGCATCAATATTGAATGGAAGTCCGACAACGACAGCGACATATTAAGCCCGATTTATGGCAGTTCGGCATCGGTTGATATGCTGATAAACGTGTCAGAAACCGGACTTGGTACATTTGTGAATGATCTGCGTACTTCCAAAGAAGGCAGGTTTTTTTTGGAAATAGCCACACAAGCAGGAGCAAAGATTTGGAGGGGAATAATAGCGCCTGATGCACTCGGCAATGAAACGGATGAAGGCCCGATATATCGCGTTACCATCACAGCATCATGCGGGCTTGCTCTTCTTAAGAAAGTGCCGTACCTGAATAGTGGGGCGCTGTATTATGGCCGTTACAGGCTTACGCAGCACTTGGTCAATGCACTCGGCAAATTAGCGCACGTTTCTACCTTTTGGGCGGCTGATGATGCGTTTTTGGAAACTTCGCTTGATTGGTGGGAGGCCACTATGACGGCAAACGATGCCAACGATCCGCTATACCTTTCCTATGTAGATCACGCGGCGTTTTACGACTTCAAAACAAAGGGCGGCATTGACGATGATGTGCTTTCGTGCTATGATGTAATAAAACACATCTGCCTGGCATTTGGTTGTCGTATTCGCATGAGGGATGCAAAGTTTGTAGTTGAACAGATTGACTACCGCGAAAACAGCACCTACAACTGGAGAAGCTATAAAAAGAACGGAGATCAAAAGACATACGGGGCATATTCCGGCACTTTGTCAGTTGACCAAACAGAAGCCAATGCGGCAAAGTTAAGTTACGCAGCGTATGACTATGTCTCACAAATAGCAAAGGCGCGGGCATTCTATGAAGTGCGGATGCGCCGTAACTTTTGGCAAAATATTATCCTTGCTCAAGGAACTACGTTCAACTTCAATCAAACTATCAGCAGCCAATCAGGCGCTGTTACTTTGCGTATTCGTGGCACGTTCTTTATTACCATCAAAAACAATACATATTCAGGGCAATCGTCTGATGTTATTATCCCACAAATTAACATCAAGTTGAAAATCGGGGACAGGTACCTGAAACGTGCCGTTACCTTCTCAAACTTCAGTACGTTCAACGAGAATGCCGAATGGACTACTGTTTCAACTGATAACTTTGTTTTGGTGTCGGGTGGGCAAAAAGTGCCGCCGACAAACAGCACAGCATCTTATGTTCAGGGGCTTGACTTCATAACTCCACCGCTTCCTGCTGATGGTGACTTAAACAGCATATCCGCTACTTTTGAGCAGTTGAAAAAGAATGACGGTTCAGATGTAGATGAAACGCAGTTCACTATTACCTGGTCTGCTGGTGGTCTTTGGATGGAGGTGTATGATTCCGGCACGCCCGATGTGCAGGAAGATGAGATACTTTATGAAAGCGAGAACGCAGACGGGGGAACGGACACATGGGAACAAAACGTGCGCATCGGCTCCGGTTCAGTCAATTACCTGGGCGCTGTGGTTAACAGCACGGCATCATCAGGGCTTTCAGCGTGGGGGCAAGGTTCAGGCACACGCGACAAAGCGCTTACTTCGCTGATGGTCAAACGTGCGGCTGATGGCAGACTACGTGTAAAGAAGCGACTGAACGCACAGCTTTACGGTGATGGATGTAATCAGGTGCGCAAACTGCTGACTACATCAGACAGCCTTAAATGGCTTGATATGCGCGTCAAGTGGAGTGTTACGGAGAACATTGTAGATGGCACGTGGTTAGAGATGGTTTACGGGAATAGTAACGTCAAAACACCAGTCAAAGTCAAAATTCTGTCCGGTGGCACGAACAATCCAACCGTAATCAATCCAACATCAACCAGCCCCACCACAGGCGGCAATTCGCCATTTATGGCAAATCCACCGGGGGCTCCTTCT